GTAGTTAATACAAAGATACTCTTTTTCCTCTTTTTTGAGAGGATTGTTAAATAAGAGAACTAAGTCTCTAGTAAAAGTAGGATTACGTAATAAGTAATTCTGTACTTCTACTTGCCATGTAAGACCTCCTCCTGTAGATATTGGTGTACCTACATTCTGAAGTAAAACAGAAACTTGCTCGATTAACTTAGAATCGAATCTAGGAAATTGACGTCTCAGTTCTTCTTCATTTAATGAAGTAAGAAATTCTGGATTATCTCCTTCCTGTTCCTGCATAAAAACAAGAAGTGCTCTTTCAAGCATTTCTTTTACTTCTTGTTGAGACCAAGAAGTTGGAATCTGTACAAGACATAAATTATTTCCTGTAGTTCCAATAAGATGTAACTGTTTCATTTTTGATAAATTTAAGTTATAACTTTTAATGACGTCTCCGCATGTACAACTACAGAGAAGATTTTGATTGAATGATTGTTGATTAACAACAACTCATATTGTACTATGAGTAACTAATAACAAGTGTCATCGTGAAGTTTTACGTCTGCAAAATAAATATTAAAAAACTCTTACGTAAAACTTCTTAAAATCGGCTATCTAACATATTTTACGTTATAGCAGAATTGTATTGCCAGTACAATTCTTATTAACGGCATGATTTTAACGTCCGCACGATCATAATTATATAAATACGAATGTCCAAATATATTTATATGTCGTATTTAATAAATATAAATGTCTATATAATTACTTACGCCCCACATGCTTGTCATCTTCTGATGATCTGACAGAAAAATATGCACTACCTTCACAGGCAATGCATATAAATGAATTATAAGTCAGAAATTCAAAAAAGTTATTGCAATCATGATCATTTAATACTATCTATTACCGTAATTGGTACTTTGACAGCTTTCTCACTTTCTTTTTCCGGCCTATTTACTTCAGTCTTTATTTCCACTTTAGCATTCTTAGCATCTGGACCTGTTATTCCCGGCATAACTTCTTTTAACTGCATACTAATATAATAGTTTGTATTACGGAGATACTCTTCAGCAATCTCTTCATACGTTGCAGTTGTACCTATTCTATTAAGAATAGTACGTACGATTTGTTCTGGAAGTTCCATACACAAATCATACAATTCCATGTCATGCTTTTCAACATTCCAGTCGTTAAGTCTTTCTTCCAAAGTAGGAATAATGACCTCAGTTTTAGTTGATTCTGAAGCTTCTTTAGCTTCTGTACCATGGTACTTATCGTACCCATACCATAGGATTCCTCCCAATAGTACGATGCAAAGTAGCCCAATGGCTACGTCTCGAAACTTGTTCATAGAAATAATTGATTTATTAATAAAACTGTGCAATATTGCCTTATTGATTGATAACTATAGCTTGAATATCTAACTCAATCTTTATTGGTTCATCTTCCCAAGACATTGTAGGAATATCTAATCTTATTCTATCTTTTTCAGATATTTGTGTTCGATTAAGACTTCCTGCAAGTTCATTTTCATTAGAATATTCTAAATTAGTCCAGTAATTCATACCAAATTCAATATATCTCTCTGGTTTTTTTGTAAAAAGATATTGGTCTCCATCTTCATCTACTGCATACCAAACTTCTACTTTCATAAATCTTGTTGTTTTTGTTCTTCCTCGTATAAATATTTTTCTATTCTTTGAGATTCTTTATTAATTAAAATAAAGAACAAACCTAGTATAACACCCATACCTAATGAGGTTATTATTAACTCTCCTGTAATAGCTATGGTGTAGATACCCCCAGCTACTACTACCAATAGTAGTAACACATATAAAAGACATTTTAATGAAGATTTATTTAAAGGATTCATAAGCTTGTAGAAATTGTTTATATGTACCTAACATATCCATCAATAAACTATGACATTTATGAAGATGGTTATATTCTTCTTCAGTAAGAATATATACTGAACCCACTTTTACTACATTTGAAGTAATTTCTTGTATATTACGAGAATTATTTATAGTATTTATATTTTTTGTACTTTGTGATTCTATTTGTGGTTCTACAATAGACATCACATTTTTGACTTCTTCTTCTGAGAAAAAGGATTCACCTATAGTTCCACATACTTCTGCTACTTTAATACAAATAGCTTCATAAGTTTCATTATCTCTGAGTGTGTAGTAAAATTCTCCAGAATCTACAGCAATTTTAGCTGTTTGTAATTCAAGACCAAAAATTACCTTTAATGCTTTTAACCAAGCTATTTTAAATTTCGCTTTTTTAAAGTTGAATTTAATTTTTGTTGCCATATTGATTATATTTAATGTTAATAGTTTTCATAAATAATCCTAAGTAGACCATAAGCCACTAACGCCGCCAAGCTGTTACATGTATCTACTTAGGATTTCAATTTAATCAGTATGTGTTTCACAACAGATACATGAATAGAGTTCTATAATTCAACAAGTTTGTCATTTTTTAAAAGGGAGAAATAAATCTCCCTTACCTGATTATGGATAGATCTGTAAGAAGTGATCTATATAACCGGGTTTTGTTGCAATATACACCCTATATCCTCCACCTAATTTAAATAGGTCAAAGTCTTTTTTGGGTATTTGCATAGCAACAGTTTCTACATCTTGTTTCCAATTTGCATCAAATACACGATGTAACTGATTATGGAGATTATCCATATATCCGTACATACACTGTTGCTTGGATGCGATAGCAGTATTGATTACTACACCGTATCCTCTACTTAATTTATAAGCTAACTTAATTGCATCAAGCCAACTTAAATTAAGCTCTTTTTTAAGAGTCACAATTCTCTTATATAGAGATATACTACGACTCTTTTTTTTCTGAATTATTATTCTTATCATATTATTAAGTATTAATGATTCAGATTTAAAGACATTAGCTTCGGTAGCCGTTGGCATTCGTTCAGCCCGGCAATTTAAACCTACTAGACCCTAGAACCGCTAACTTGTGTATTAATCAAAATGCATATGAAGTAGTGTAGTTAGTCTCGATGAGGTTGTCTTTACTCTAGGGAAATTGTATGCGTATTTCACAATAGGCATACAACAGTTCTGTCGTGACTTTTAAATGATACACACGTGTTTCACAACAGATGTGTATCTTACATTTTAACCAAAAGAATGTTGTTACTTCAATTCTTTCTTAACTTCATCTATAATACCATGAAAAACACTAACATTTACTTTATCCTTAAATTCAATATATGCAAATAATATCACACATATTGGATATAGGATAGGATCGTCCAACAGTATTAATAATATTATCATGTAGATAAGTATTCTTAATACTAACCAAATGAATGATATTATCTTTCTCATATATTAAAAATTTGATCTCCTAGGTGGGGTCGAACCACCAATCTCCAACGTGCAATACGTCTAGTGTTTTTCCATTAAACTATAGGAGTTTTGTATCCAGATACTTATTTTCCAGTTAGTATCATACTGTCTTACACCATAATACATTATGGTAATGTTTTCGATTGTAAGCTTACTTGGTTACTAATAAACACAATAGTGTACCCATGCGAACCTAACATGCTATTGCAAGGAATGTTATTAATGTGGCCACATTAATAAAGGTTTAATTCGATTCCTTCTCTGCTATGACTGCTATTATTATAAATACTGTGCACGTAAATTATAATAAAGCCTATTCTTCTAAAGTCTCCTACGTCTCTGCGCCTACATGATGTTATCACTGCTCCTAATTAAGGAAAGCTACGCCATACACGAGTATTCATACTACATTGGGTTGTAATAATAGTAAGATATCCTCTAGTTATTGTTTTTAGTTGTCATAGTTTACTAAAAACAATAGTTACTAAATAATTTAATATGACTCTGCATTTACTTTAGGCTTGTCACTAACCATGGCTGCATTATATTAAATTAAAAAGAGAGTTGTGTATCACTTCATACACTGGGTGTTTATATTATTCACGTTTAATAACTTTAACACCAAAATAGATACCAATTATAGTTGGTATTACATACAGTAATATATTAGTTACTGCATAACGTGGTTGACTTATTGTTATTACTATATAAAATAATAATACCAATAGTAATATACCAAATAAGATGTAATTAAGTGCTTTCATTTTCTTTTATATTTATTGTTAAATGTATCTACTGCTTTTTCTCTATTAGGAAAGGTAGTTATTACTAATTTCCCTTCTTTTTCGAGAATAATAGACCACTCGAAAGCGTGCTTTCCAACTAGGATAACTTTACGTCCTAGTGCATCTTCGACTATTGCCCTAACTGTGGCATCACAATTTGATTTGTGATATTTTCTTTTGCTCATGATATTATTTATTAAATGAGTTTATTATTAAATAACATATTCCAATAAATATCCAATAAGCTAATGACCATTCGAATATCATATCTAATATTGCTGAGAATTTTGCTTTTGGATCTAACCCCATTGATAATAAGAATAAACACGACATTATGTAAAATCCTATTGTTGCTTTTGTTCCGTTACTCATTTGTTTCTATTTTTGAATCATTTATAACTGCAACGTAAGAAAGATCAATGAGTACTTTATACTCACACTTATTCTTTCTACTTAGGATAGCTGCTAACTCATTAGCATCTTTTTGTGTTTGTTCATCATGACCTTCAAATACTTCTATTACTAATGGTTTTATGTTGTGCTTATAGCACTTTACTACTGCTATCATAATATATAATTTTATTGATTAATGATCATACTAAACCATGTAGTTCTGTACTATACTTAGATAATACAGT